TGGATGAGTAGTAAACTATTAGCTGGTACATTCGGTGATAAGATACAAGCAGATGTTAAGGCTGATACCAAGATGACTATTGCTTGGAGTAGTGAGGTAATACCAGAGATCAAGTGATATCTCCCATATATTATACAGAGCTGTATGATTACGCACACACGTCATGGAGTACGATAGATTGGAATGATACTAAAGTGCAACGATGTATGGCAGCTCGAGGTACTAGGTCAGGTACTTTTTAAAATTATTTGTTGGTAATCTTGGGACACGATAAGGACTGCCGATCTTTTTTTTATATTGCGGCTAGATAAACCGCCATACACGCTACATATTTTTTTAGGAACACCGACCCCCCCACACCCCGAAAAACGGTGTGCGGTATATAATATATATATCATAGGAAATTAATAGAACCACGCATATGGATGAAGATTTAAAAGATCTGCTAGCAATGATCGTTTACGATGAAACTAGCAAAAGTTTAATAATTAGCGTTACAGGCTTTCGTAATAATATTCACGGCAAAGATGTGTCTACTTGGATCTGCAATAACTTAAACATTGATTTGCAAGAAATAGATGGCAAACAACCAACATTACACTAATGCAAATAACTATTCCGTATAGTCCAAGACCATTACAACAAGACATACATACACAATTAAGCAAACATAGATGGGCTGTACTCAGCATCCACAGACGTGCTGGCAAGTCCGTACTGTGCATCAATGAACTAATTAAAAGAGCGTTAACTAACGACCAATGGAATCCACGGTACGCATACATCGGACCGACATACAAACAAACTAAGTCAATTATTTTTGACTACTTAAAATATTATGCTGGTGTCATACCTGGATCAAAGTTTAATGAACAAGAACTTAGTTGCACTCTGCCTAACGGAGCAAAGATCTCCCTCTTAGGTTCTGAAAATCCTGATAGCCTTCGTGGTAATTACTACGATGGTATTATCTGTGACGAATATGCTCAGATCAATCCACGATTGTTTCCTGAGATTATTCGACCAGCTCTGTCAGATCGTAAAGGCTTTTGTTATTTTGTGGGTACACCACAAGGCATGAGTAATGATTTTTATAATAAGTACCAACACGGTCTGAAAGATAAGACTTGGTACACTAAAGTTGCTAAAGCATCGGAAACAGGCATTGTTGACAATGAAGAATTAGAAGCAGCTCTAGAACTCATGGGTAAAAATAAATACCGACAAGAGTTTGAGTGTGATTGGGTAGCAGCTCTAGAAGGTGCTATCTATGGAGATATAGTAGAAAAGATTGAAAACAAAGGTCAGGTTGGTCGAGTACCATATGATCCGACTTATCCTGTTAGTACGGCATGGGATATAGGCATCTCTGATAAAACCGTTATCTTATTTTTTCAGCAAGTAGGTCGAGCTGTACAGATTATAGATTATTATGAAAACAGTAATGAGGGTCTACCCCATTACATTAATGTGATTAACGGTAAGGATTACGTTTACAAAAACCATTATGGACCACACGATCTAGAACAACGTGAGTTTACTAATGGTAAGTCCAGGCGTGAAATAGCCTACGAGTTAGGTTTACGTTTTAAGATTGTACCTAAACTAAGTATAGAGGATGGTATTCATTATACACAACTCTTGCTAAACCGTTGCTGGCTAGACGTTGATACTTGCAAGAAACTTATAGATGCTTTGCGGAACTATCACCGTAAGTTTAACGACACCTTACAAGTTTTTAATATGAAACCAGTCCACGACTGGAGCAGTCACGCATGTGACAGCCTACGCTGTTTAGCTGTGGGCTTAGAAGAATTACGAGATGATAAAGAAATAACCCAGCGTGTAGCTGACAATAACTACAACCCATTAGGAATAACCCATGAGCAGAATTTTTAAACCAAAAGTAAGTATGCCACCAGTGCCGCCAGCACCAGAACCAATTGCTTACAATCCACCTAGTAGTGGTGACACCGAAGAAAAAATTACCAACACTCCAACAGAATCTGAAATAGCAGCAGCTGATCCAACAGCAGCTATTAACGAAAACCCAGAAGAAGCTGCAGTAGCTGAAGAAGAAGAAATAGAAGCAACGATTGCTAAAAAGAAAAAAGGCAGAAAGTCAACCATCCTAACAGGACCACAAGGTTTGACCACAGAAGCTGAAACATATTCACCAACTTTACTAGGATAATATTATGGCAAAACCAGGACTATACGCAAACATACACGCAAAAAGAAAACGCATTGCAGCTGGCTCAGGAGAAAAAATGCGTAAACCAGGAACACCTGGTGCACCATCTGCAAAAAACTTTAAACAAGCTGCTAAGACAGCCAAAAAACCAAAAACTTTATTAGGATAATTTTATGACAGGTAAATTAAAAGGTAAGCAAAAAAAGATTGATGCAAACAATAACAACAAAATAGACGCACAAGACTTTGCTATGTTAAGAAAAAAACAAAAACCAAAAAAACAAACATTATTAGGATAACACTATGCCTTACGGTCCTGGAACATATGGCTCTACTAAAGGTAGACCACCAATGAAAAAAAAGAAAAAAACTAAAAAGAAAACTTTGATGGGTTAAATGGCGTTAAAAAAACACCAAAGTCCATCAGGTGGTCTTAATGCTGCTGGTAGAAAACATCATGGAGTTAAAGCTCCAGTTAACAAAGGTACTAATCCTAGACGAGTATCTTTTGCTGCACGTTTTGCTGGCATGAAAGGACCAATGAAGAAACCAGATGGTAGTCCAACTCGTAAAGCCTTAGCTCTAAAGAAATGGGGTTTTGGTTCAGTAGCGTCTGCTAGAAGTTTTGCTAATAAAAACAAGCAGAGTGCTTGATATAGAACTAAGTCAAGACCCTGATGCTTTACTAGCTTTCTTAACAAATGAAAACTTTAAGTATCTACCTGAGCATAAAGATAATTTAATTTATGCTTACATCTTTCGATTTGTAAAACATGACACAACATTAGGTTATGTGTGGTTGTATAAGTTGCAAGGGAACGAAAACAATTTTGTTACGCACATGTGTGTAGCACAACAATATCAAGGTCGTGTGTTAACTAGACACACGGTGAATAAATTTTATCAAATGAGTTATCAGCTTGGAGCTGTTGCATTGCAAACAGATGAAATCAATGCTGATGACATAAAACTATATGAACGCATTGGCTGGTCAAACCAAAGTGACCAAACAGTTGCAATTCAATTACCCTATCAATGGAGAAAATAAATGGGCAAAGCAAAAAAAATAATTAAAAAAATAATACCGAAAGAAATAGTAGAACCTTTTGTACCAACACCACCAGCTCCAGAGCCAGAGCCTATTCCAGAACCAACTCCAACTCCAGCTCCAGCTCCGACACCAGTTCCGACACCTAAACCTGAGCCTGAACCAGAACCAACAGTAGTACCTACACCAAAACCAGTGGTTACACCAGATCCTGTACCCACACCAACACCTACTCCAGATCCAGTAGCTACTCCAGATCCAGTTGTATCTGATCCTGTACCAGTTGAGGAAACACCAACGGAAACTGAAGAAACAGCTCAAGCTGTACAGCGTAAGAAAAAAGGTCGTAAGTCATTAATCAACACCAGTTCCACTGGTCTTGGTGGTAGTGCTACCGTTTATACCCCAACCCTTCTAGGTTAATTATATGCAAGATAAAAAAGCAGCAATGCTCGTAGATAGATTTTCTACACTTAAAACTACCAGGTCAACGTGGGAAAGTCATTGGCAAGAAATAGCTGACTACATGCTACCACGCAAAGCTGACATTACACAGCAACGAACTCGTGGAGATAAAAGAAACCAAGTAATCTTTGATGGCACTGCTATCCACGCCCTAGAGTTATTAGGTTCTAGTTTGCATGGTATGTTAACCAATGCAGCGTCACCGTGGTTTACATTAGCATTTAAAGATAGTGAACTCCAACAAGATGACGAAGCTCAAGAGTGGTTAGATAGTGTTACTGAAGATATGTACACGGCATTCAACCGATCTAACTTTCAACAAGAAGTACAAGAACTGTATCAAGATTTAATATCGTTTGGTACATCAGCTATGTTTGTATCTGCTGATGATAAGAACATGGTACGTTTTAATACTAGACACATTAAAGAAATATACATTGCGGAAAACGAAAAAGGACAAGTTGATACGGTCTTTAGATTGTTTACCATATCAGCACGAGCTGCGGTAAATCTATTTGGTGAAAACAATGTTGGTGCTGCTATCTTAAATAAATTTAAACAAGATGTGTATGCTGATGTAGATTTACTACATGTAGTTATGCCACGAGATGGTTATGATACTAGTAAACAAGATGCACAAAACATGCCGTTTAAATCTTGTTACTTAGATCCTAATGACGTTCACATGATTAGTGAGGGTGGCTTCCGTGAGTTCCCTTATGTTGTGCCAAGATATTTAAAAGCTAGTTATGAGATCTATGGTCGTTCACCATCAATGAATGCTTTACCTGATGTTAAGATGCTTAACAAAATGTCAGAGGTTGCTATCAAGGCTGGACAAAAACAAATTGATCCACCGTTGATGATACCTGATGACGGTTTCATGTTACCAATAAGAACTGTACCTGGTGGCTTAAACTTTTATCGTTCAGGTAGTCGTGATCGTATTGAACCATTAAACATTGGAGCAAACAATCCAATAACACTAAATATGATTCAAGACCGTCAGCTGGCAGTACAAAAAACATTTTATGTCGATCAGCTGTTAACTTCACAAGGTGGCAACATGACCGCTACTGAAGTTTTACAACGTAATGAAGAAAAAATGAGATTGCTTGGACCAGTGCTAGGTCGATTACAGTCAGAGTTATTACAACCATTAATAGAACGAGTTTATAAAATATTAGAACGTCAGGGTATATTTAGACCAGCACCAGAGATACTAGCTCAACAAGATGTAGAGATCGAATATGTTAGCCCACTTGCCAAAGCCCAAAAATCTGGTGACTTAAATACCGTTATGCGTGGCGTTGAAATTTTTGGAGCTATGTCACAGTTTGCTCCAGTATTAGATTATCTAGATACTGATGGCTTGGCTAAGTATGTACAAAAAGTATTAGGCTTACCAGCTGCTGTTATGAAATCAGATGCCCAGGTTCAACAACTAAGAAATGAACGACAACAACAACAACAAGCCCAAGCTGAACAAGAGCAGTTAGTGCAACAAGCTGAAGCAGCTGGAGCTGCTGCTCCGATGGTGAAGGCTATACAATAAGGAGAAAACTATGGCGGATGAGCAACAAAATCCCAACCAAGAAGAACAACAAGAAAAGATTAATCAGTTAGTAACTGATTACAAAACTACTTTTGGTACTGAGAATGGTGCAAGAGTATTAACTGATTTGCAAAATCGTTGTCACCTATTTTCGACAACTAATGTTAAAGGTGATGCCCATGAGAGTGCATTTAACGAAGGACAACGAGCTGCAATATTATTTATAACCCAAATGATGAATAGGAAAATATAATGGAAATTTTAAATTATATAACAAAAGCACGAGAACTATGGCTATCTTTAAAATCTAAATGGAAAGCTGCTAGCGTAGTAGTAGCCATAATCATAATTTATTTAATCATAACATAAGGAGAACACTATGTCAGAAGATCAGGTAACGGCTGTCGAACAACAAAGCCAACCGTCTGAGCCAACTGCAACAGAAACTCCAACTACAG